TGACCACTACCGAACTTGGTTTCAAGGAAAATATGGTATGAAATTATACGATATCAAGGTTGGTCGAAAGTGGGTGTTTATTCGTTCAAAATCTCACAGGGCGAGACTTCCACTTGCGAAGTTTAAAACACAAGCGTTTGTTCAATGGCATTGTGATGCAAGAACTCACGCTAGTTCAGAGACTTACGCTGAAACAGGTAGGTATAAAAAGAGCAGAGGTTGGTGGAAAAACTATGGTTTTGAATCTAATCCTGCAGATGTAAATTATGACCGAGGACACTTGATATGGAAATAAATGAAAACATATGCGTTTGTGAAATGTGTAAACTTCCTTCCGATTTCGGTAAAGAAGTTTCTCGTGAAGTAAACGACACCGAAGGTTTTATAACTTATGAGCATGGAATCATGTATGGTTCTGTGGAAGATGAAGATACTTATTGGTGTAATGATTGTTCTGAATCAGAAACAAAAGCTTACAACGAATGGTTTTGGGGGGAAACTACATAAATATAAATACTTACCTGTGCTATCTCACTTGACAAGAGGTAGCACTTGGGGGTACAATGCTCGGCAACTAACGACTGCTCACTCAGTCATTTTAAAGGTACTTACTTTATGAAAACAAAATGTGAAAATCCTAATGGTCTTGCGAATATGAAAGCTATTAAAGATAAAAAAGCTAAAAAGCTAATGATATTTAACACTCTATGGAATGTTAAACAATACTTAGCTGAACATAATTATCGTTTATTATCTAATCATTCTTTTAAAAATGATGTTTATACTTTGTATAACAGAGGTTCTAAAATTATTTCTGTTAAGCCTTTCATACAAAACTATGACCATATTAAATATCAAATCGAGGTAATCAAATAATGAAACAAGGACACTTAATAAATAAAATTAATAAACTTATCCCTGTTGCAAAAGCAACACCTATGTCAGAATTTTATGATGACGATAGTACAGGTATTTGGATAAGAGGTAGTGAATATTCCTACAAAGGTTCTTTATCTTATGATAGATTATTATTTGAATATTACTTAGAGGACGAAGCTGTTCATCCAGACTTAGCAAAAATAATAGAAGATGCTAATTGGATGTGGGAACCTTATGATGCAGGTACATTAATGCTTTATCCTAATTAAACTATTTACCCCTGTGTTCTCACTTGACATGGGGGTTGCTTTGATGCTAAGATAGTGGCAACTAAATGAGCAGTAAGCAAAAGAGCTGAAAATAAAATCAGATAAAATAATAATGCTTACTTCTAAGGGACATGGAGAAACACCAGCGTAATAGCGAAAACTTGTAAAACTATTTCAAAATAACCTGCATGAAACTCCCCCGACTTAAACATTCGCTATAGATTTGTTTTAGAAATTACCATGTGCTAGTTCATGGTTAAAAACTAACTAGCACCTTTATTAACCTTAATAACTATGGAGATAGATATGTCAAAATTGATATACAGCAGAAATGGTAGCGAGACTACTGAAAGCATTACTAATGCACAACCTCAGATTCAAGCAATATGGAATCAAGCACATAGATTTGGTGCGAATATTGTAAGAGTAAGAGCAGAAAAATTACGCTATGGTAATAGCACAGGTAAAACTTTTAATTCTTTTCATGAAGGTTATGTATCAGTCTATAAGCAAAAAGATAAAATTCATGAGAGTGATGCCTTATACTTTGCTAGAAAAATACCTCTTACCAAAGTAAACAAAGGTATGCAAATACTTGAGATAGCATCTAATGTAGATGTCCAAGATACTTTAGATACTATTGATACTATTCAATACTACTCAGAGACTTCTTTCTTAGGAAGACTTTACAATAGAATTGTTTACGGGACACCAATGTCTATAAATTCCTAGATTAAATTCGGGGTAAGTGTGGGTATCACTTGAAAACTACCCATTTTTTTAACGCTAATATTTTTGGAGATATATTATGGCACAGATGAGAGTAAAAGACCAAGACCTAGTTGTAGAACAGGTTGTAGAAAAGATTGAAGCTACTGAACTTAATAAGTTCAAAGCTCGTAAAGATGTTCAAGCAGTTCAATCTGATATTGAAGCAAGAATCGAAGTAATTTCAAGACTTTTTGAACAATACAAAAAGCTTGAAGAAAATATCAAAGCTGAACAACAAGAACTAAAAGATTTAGTCCAAGGATTTCAAAAAGCTAATGGTTTTGAATATAGTTCTTATGCTACTAAACAAGGTATATGGTTAGACAATATTTCAACATATGGTGTTTCAATCCCTGAACTAAAACTTGTATGGCAACTACCTTATACAAAAAAGCATGAGATATCTACTAAACTCAGACTTCAAACTATGGGTGGAGACTTTGATGTCTACAAACTTATTGAGGAGTTGACAGCAGAGTTTAGTTCGTAGTATAATAATTTTGTAGTTAGAAAGTGAGCCTTATAAAATCCTTTGGAGTCCATTATAAATCCTAGATTAAATTCGGGGACATGGAAAACATCAAGGTTAGGATAAAAGTAAATGAGAACTAAACCACCATGCACTAACTACAAATTTGTCCGAGGAACTATCTGCGAGTTTCACAATGATTGTTGCAACAGTCGTGGAACTAAAGAAGAGAAGGACAAACACTCATCAGTCCCTAGAGTGTGAGTATAAATCTAGGATAGGGGTAGGTTGGTAGTCCTACACAAAAAACTACCACTTAATTTATAGGAGATAAATATGCAAACTATATATCAAATCGTTGAAGAGGTATGCTTGAGAGACTTTCCAATTCTTGGAAGACTATCTGAAGCACAACAAAATAAATTTATTGACAACATCTATCAAGATGTATTGTCAGGTGATAATCCTTCTGAGATTGCAGAGCATGAACTGTATGATTACATTGAAGAGTTTATTGTAAAGTCTATTATAAAAATGTTAATATCTTTGGAGGAAAACTCTAATGCCTTACAAAACATGTCATAGTTGTGATGAAACCAAAGAATTAAACAAGGATAATTTTCCACTTAGAAAAAATAAAAATGGTGTTGGTTATCGAGCACAATGCAGGTTATGTTATAACAAATTAAGAAGAACAAATCCAAGATATGCTAGAAAAAAATCTATTCAATTAGCAAAGGACAGGGCAGAGAAAAAAGGACTAGAGTTTAATTTATCATTAGATAAAGTTGTGTTTCCTGATACATGTCCAATACTTAACATCAAGTTAGAACATGGCAATCAAGATTGGCAAACCTCACCATCTATTGATAGAATAGACAATAGTAAAGGATACACACTTGATAATATTATTGTAGTGTCAGCACTTGCAAACAGTATTAAAAACTGTGCTACTTGGAAACAAATAATACAAGTAGGAAAATTTTATAAAAATTTAGAAAAGGAGAAGAACCATGCCAAAATATAATTTGCTATCTAGTGGTAGCACCAAGATTGAAAAGAGCAACAAGCTATCTGACAAATACTTTAGTCGGATAGTTTATTTAGCACCTGATGATTTAGCAGATGGCAAAAGAACTTTATGTCCATATGCTAAGATTGCCAAGTGTAGTGAAGCCTGTTTGAACACAGCAGGGATGGGTAAATTTTCTAATGTTCAGCAGTCAAGAATTAGAAAATCTCTACTGTTTTTAAACGACCAGCAGGAGTTTATGAGACAGCTTGTACAAGACGTAAATAAATTTCTTAAGGAATGTGATAGGCTTGGTAAAAAACCTGCCCTACGTCTTAATGGTACAAGTGATATTCAATGGGAAACTATCGAGGTTGATGGGTATAAAAATATCTTTGCCATGTTTCCACAGATACAGTTTTATGACTACACAAAAATTCCAACACGTAAGGTAGAGCACATACCTAATTATCATTTGACTTGGTCTTACTCTGAAGCCAATGATAAGTATGCTACTCTGTTCGATAAAGTCTCGAACAACATAGCAGTAGTCTTTCGTGATGCTCTACCTAAAATGTTTAAAGGTTTGAAAGTAATTGATGGGGACAAACATGACATGAGATTCTTAGATGAAACTCAAGTGGTGGTAGGACTGATTGAAAAAGGTGAAGCCAAGAAGGATACTTCAGGCTTTGTAATTGATTTAATAAATGCGAGGGCAATATAATGTATGCAGAAAAACCAAAACCAGTAAACAAATACTTACAAGCAACTGATGTAGAGATAGCTGAAGTTGAAATGGATAGGAAGTTCGAGGAACTTTATGATGGTATCGAAGATTTAAATTATAAACAAGAAGATTTTGAAGCTGATATTGATACTGTTCAATCAGATGTGGCAGATTTAAACATTGAAGTTAGTGGTTTGTTAAGAACTGTAGAAGACTTACAAGATACTATTCAAGAACTACAAGATAAACTAGAGGAACTAAATGATGAGTGAAGACTATGACTATAAAAAAGCTACTATAATAGTAGAAAAAGCAATATCAAAAGCATTCTTTAATGGCTATGGCTTAATGTTTAAGTACCACAAGATTGAAACAGGTGAGTACGAACAACGAATGCTGTTGACTGTATCAGATATTAAATACAACCATGATGATGAAATTTTAGTAGGTGGTTGTATTAATAATGATGGGGATTACAGACAATTCTTTTTAGAAAACATGGAGTCTGTTAAACCTTTTAAGTATGTGTCTATTGACTAAGGAAAACTTTTATGACAACTAAAAAAGACAAAGGTCGTTGGGTATATCAATTTACTTGTGCTGATACAGGTCAAAAAGTTTGGAAAAGATATACTAACGAAACAAGTGAAGATGTAATCAAGTTTTTAGAATCTAAGAACTTAAAGTACATACTCAAAGGTGCTAACAATATTTCTATTTATACACATAAAGCTAAGTTTTCTTATTACTATACCACAGGTAGAGGAACAGGACTTTTTAATAGTGCATATCATGGTATGAAAGTACAAAAATATCTTCAGTTTAAAAACATTGAAGCTTTTTACAAAGAATTGTTAGAGCCTACTTTAAAACAAGAAGAAAAAAACTTAAACATTACTGAGGATAGTGTTAATGAAAGGTATGTCTACGAGAAAACAACAGGTAAAAACTTAAGTGAAACTTTTTATCCGAGGTATAGTGTTGATTTTTATGAGAAAGTTGACAAAAAAGATTGCTTATGATACAATATATCTTTTTATTTAAAGAGGATTATTTATGGAATTTATATTAATAGTAGTGGGGGTTGTTATATTATTAACGACAACAGTTTTGTACATGTACTTGGTAGATGAGGAAAAGATAGAACCACACTACCCAACTACTGCACAGCGTGGAAACTTTTGGGATGCAGAGACTAAGAAGTTTTACAAGTGGGATGAGTTAATGGAACTTAAAAAAGAAAGAGAGGAACAAAATGACAGAACACATTGATGCTGTTGAACAACAGAGACAAATGCTTGAGTTAGAAAAACAAGCAAAGCGAGTTGTAGGTATTGACACAAGGTACAAAGATGGGTTATGGTATAAACAAACAGTTGACTATGCTGATGGGCGAAGGGTTACAGAGTATAGAGATAAACGCAGAGCAACGATAGAGGAACATTATGAAAGGTGAAATATTTGGATTTGGAATTGGGTTAATGGTGGCTTTAATATTAATGAATGTAGTATTTATCGTGGAAGAAGTTAAAGAACAGAAAGGACAAAGCTATGAAGTTTGTCGAGATAAACTGTTCAAAGCTTATCCACAAGAAGTAGATTACAAAAAGTGGAGGACATGTATTAATGGCTAAGACATGGACGAAGAGTACACATACTTCTGCTACACAAGGCAGAGGTAAAAAGACAAGTCAAGGTAGAGGTAATGTTGCTTTCTCTACCATGAACAAGAACAAGAAAAGCAACTTTAAAAAATATCGAGGGCAAGGAAAATGAATATTAAAATATTAAAAAACAAAGTAACTATTGAATTGACTACAAGCGAGTATGATGATATGTTCAAATACATTAACAAACTTAGAAGCATGTTATCTACTTTGCATGAGACAAATGATTTGTGGTTGTCTGATGTTCATAATTTAGACAGTTTACAATATGATTTGGTTAATCTATTAGATGCTAAATGGGATGCTGGTAGTTATAGATATGTTAAACGAGGGCAAGGTAAATGAATGAGAAACAAATAACAATTAAAATTCCAGCAAGACATTTAGAATGGATTAAAAAGAACTATAGTAAATCTAGAAGTGGTGTGACCAGTTTGTTTGAGTATGGTGGTATAGATATCCAAGAGGTACATGCCATAGCAGACTTACTGTATCATCTTAATGAAGCATTTGAAATTGAAGGTGGTGAATGAACATATTTTATTTTGATGAGTGTCCTACTATATCAGCAGAAGCACAGCCTGATAAGATGTTAGTCAAGATGCCACTGGAAACAGCACAGATGTTATGCACAGCACACCGAGAACTAGATGGTGATGAGTATGCAGATGCTAATGGACTTTACAAACGTGCATACTGGAATCATCCATGTACTATATGGGCTAGAGAATCTAGCTCTAATTACTCGTGGTTATACAAACACTTCTTAGCATTAGGACTTGAGTATGAGTACAGGTATGGTAGGAAACATGCAAGTGTGGTCAAGCTAGAAGAACCGTTGAGTAAGATGCCTGACAACATTACACATACAAGTCTGACACCACTAGCACAGGCTATGCCTGAGGAGTATAAGAATGAGGATGCTATTATTGCTTATCGTGATTACTGCATTAACGAAAAACACTATGCCAAATGGGAACGCAATAGAGCTAAGCCTATATGGTGGTCAACACAGGAGGTTGCATGAACTACATATACGAAAGGATGATGGCTGAAGGAGAGACAGCTATCTTTGACCGAAATGAACTCAGAAAGTTTGAAAATTATGTAGCTAAAAACTATACAGAATTTTATGAAAGCAAAGCAGGATATGAGATAGAAAAGCAAGGAGAAGAGTTCCTTGTTACGCTGTTTAAAAATCCTGTTATAACAATGGAAGATATTTTGCTTGACATTAGAGATTAATCAGTGTATAATGCACTCATTAAAATGCCAAAACAAAGGAGGATTATATGGCAGTATTAGAAGGAAAAGCCTACTGGGCATCAGTAACAACACCAAACACTACGTTTGAGCCTGTGTATACAGTTGACTTAGTTGTGGGAGAAGATGTTGCCGATGAGTTTCAAGCTCGTGGGTTTAAAGTAAAAGACTTATCTGTTAAGGATGAGAGTGGTGGTGCGACACCTATTGGTAGAGCACTTACAATAAAACGTAAAGTTAATGGACCAAATGGCATGGTAAGAAATGCCCCAAAACTTTTCGATAAAAATAAAGAACCATTAGATGCTATTGTTGGTAATGGCTCGACTGTTAAAGTACAGTATAACGAGTGGGAAACCGACAATAAATATGGTAGCTTTAAAGGCTTGGATTTTCAAGCTATGCAGGTACTTGATTTAGTATCTTTAAAATCACAGGATGGCTCTGAGTTAGACCCATTCGGTGATGGAGAAGAATTCTAATGATAATTACCATCAACAATGACGAGGGGACTACAAACTTTGATGTAAATAATATTAGTGACGATGCTGTAAAGCAAGAAGCAACTGTTATTGTACAAAAAGTAGGTAATTTGCAAGTCGTAATCGAGGCTTTAGATTTTGCTAGTCGTACTCATAGAGCTAACTTGGAAGAGTTGCTTAAGGGTAGAGACGAAGCTATTGTTGAGTCTGAGCCCGAGCCCGATGTAGTAGAAGAAGATTCAGACGAATCCTAATTGCTACATCTATCTCCAACAAAGCCTCTCTATTTTAGGGAGGCTTTTCTTTTTATAGGAATTAATTATGAATCAAAGTAAATTTGTAAAGTATCATGTGCCTTGTCCCGAGTGTAAAAGCACAGATGCATGTTCAATAAACGAGGATGGTTCAGCTAAATGTTTTAGTTGTGATGCCTTTTTTCCTAAATATTCAAACGGAACAGTTATGTCTACAGAAAATTATAATAAATCCACACCCACACCTAAAGTTTTGAATGCTCATGGTGGTATTTTTGCAAAGCTAACCGACAGAAATATAAGCAAAGAGACAGCAGAAAAGTTTGGTGTCAAGGTTGTTTATGATGGGGCAGGTCAATTAGCACAGCACCTGTATCCATTCTATATAAATCATGAACAGTGTGCTACGAAGATTAGATACATACGAGACAAACGTTTCTCTTTTGAGGGGACAATACAGGGCTCGGGATTATTTGGACAAAATTTATTTAAAGAGGGTGGTAAATACTTGACAATTGTTGAGGGTGAATGTGATGCTATGGCTACCTATGAATTGTTAGGTAGTAAGTGGGCAGTTGTTTCCATTAAACGTGGTGCTGCTTCAGCAGTCACAGACATTAAAGAAAGCATTGAGTATGTCGAAAGTTTTGATAATGTTGTGATATGTTTTGATAAAGATAAGGCAGGAGAAGATGCTGCAAAGAAAGTCGCAACAATACTTAAGCCCGGCAAAGCAAAGATTGTTACGCTTCCTAATGGGTACAAAGACCCTAACGATATGCTGAACAAAGGAAGACACCAAGAGTTTACAAGAGCTTGGTGGGATGCACAAGTTTATACACCGAGTGGGATTATTCGAGTGGCTGATAAACAAAAAGAGTTTCTTAATCGTGAACAGAAACAAAGTGTTCCGTATCCTTGGGATGGTTTAAACAAAAAACTTCTTGGTCTGAGAGCAGGAGAGCTTGTAACTCTTACAGGTGGAACAGGGCTAGGTAAGTCGAGTGTTACTCGTGAGTTAGAACATTGGTTAATAAAAGAAACAAATGACAATGTTGGAGTCATTGCTTTGGAAGAAGATTGGAAACGTACAGTGGATGGTATCCTTTCTATTGAAGCAAACGATAAACTATACATTGACAGTACTCGTAATAGTTACACAGAGAATCAATTGACAAATATGTTTGACAGAGTTTTTGCAAACGATAGAGTATTTATTCATGCTCACTTTGGTGCTAATGATATTGAAGAAATCTTTGCTAAGCTACGCTACCTTATTGTGGGTTGTGATTGTAAGTGGGTAGTTGTAGACCATCTACACATGCTTGTTAGTTCAATGCTTGATGGTGATGAACGTAAAGCTATTGATAGTATTATGCACAGACTACGTAGCATGGTAGAAGAAACAGGTGCAGGGATTATCCTTGTCTCTCACCTTAGAAGAGTTGAAGGAAACAAAGGACATGAGAATGGTATTACTGTAAGTCTTTCACACTTACGTGGTTCAAATAGTATAGCCCAATTATCAGATTGCGTGATTGCCCTCGAAAGAAATCAACAATCGGATGATGATTTAGAATCTCGCACAACGAATCTTCGTGTGTTGAAGTCTAGATATACAGGAGATGTTGGCAACGCTACATCTTTAGTGTATAATAAAGACACTGGGAGATTACATGAGTATGAAGACTCAGAGTTATTACATGACAGTGATGCCATTCCATTTTAGGAGAACGTATGGAATTAGTATTTGACATTGAAGCTAATGGTTTATTTTTTGAAGCCGACACTATATGGTGTATTGTAGCTATCGATGAGAACGATAAGGTTTATTCTTTTAAACCTGACAAAATAAAAGAGGGTATAAAATTTTTACAGTCAGCCGATAAACTTATAGGTCATAATATTATTGGCTATGATATACCTGTTATTAAAAAATTATATGATATTGATTTACATAAAACAAGTAAAGTTTTAGATACTCTTATTCTTTCTAGGATTTCTAATCCAGTAAGAGAGGGAGGACATTCTATTGAAAAGTGGGGCTATCGTTTAGGTGGAGTACAAAAACAACAACATGATGATTGGTCTCAGTTTTCTGAGGAAATGTTAAGTCGTTGTATAAAAGATGTTAAAATAAATAAAACATTATTTAATTATTTAAAAAAAGAATGTATTGGATTTTCAAAAGAATCAATTTTAATTGAACATCAAACCACAAAAATTTTACAAGAACAAACAGAAAATGGTTTCTTCTTTGATGAGAAAGAAGCTATGTTATTATTAAGTAAAATTAATAAAAGAAAAAGTGAAGTCGAAACTGAAGTACATGAAACATTTAAACCTAAATGGGTAGACATTAAAGAAGTAAAACCAAAATTAAAAAAAGATGGTACGCTTTCAAAATCAGGATTAACCGAAATTGAATACTCGGAAAGAGTTAAAACAAATAATATAAAAGCTTTTATGAGACAAGAATTAAAAGAATTTAATCTTGGTTCTCGACAACAGATAGGTGAATACTTAAAAGATTTTGGATGGAAACCGACAAGGTTTACTCCCACAGGTCAGCCGATTGTTGACGAAGCAACTTTAAATAAAGTAAAACATATTAAAGAAGCCGGTTTAATTGCAGAGTTTTTACTCTTACAAAAAAGAGCTGCCCAAGTTTTATCGTGGATTGATGCTTTAAATCATGACAGAGTTCATGGTTCAGTCATATGTACTGGTGCTATCACAGGCAGGATGGCACATCGAAGTCCAAACATGGCTCAAGTACCTGCTGTATACAGTCCTTATGGAACTGAGTGTCGAGCATGTTGGTCTGTTCCCGAAGGATACAAACTTGTAGGTGTAGATGCAAGTGGATTAGAACTAAGAATGTTAGCACACTACATGGCTGACGAGGAATACATAAATGAAATTATTAACGGAGACATTCACACAGCTAACCAAACGTTTGCTGGACTTAAATCAAGAGATGAGGCAAAAACTTTCATCTATGCCCTCATTTACGGAGCAGGAGATGAAAAGATTGGAAGCATCATTAAAGGAAGCAGAGCAGATGGTAAACTCTTGCGAGAACGCTTTCTTAGTAGTCTACCAGCACTTGCAACTCTTAAGAACAGAGTTGATATCGCAGCAGAAAAAAAATTCCTTAAAGGATTAGATGGTCGTAAAATATTTTTAAGACATAAACATGCAGCTTTAAATACTTTATTACAAGGTGCAGGTGCTATTCTCATGAAGAAAGCATTAATTATGTTAGATAGTTTGCTTAGACTAAATACAATTGATTATAAATTTGTTGCAAACATACACGATGAGTGGCAAATTGAGGTGAAAGAATCTCAAGCAGAATTTACAGGTGAACTTGCTGTTAAAAGTATTATAGAAGCAGGTGAACATTTTAATCTTCGCTGTCCAATGGATGGTGAATACAAGATAGGAGATAATTGGAGTGAAACCCACTAAAGAAAACAGAAAAAAGTTTGACATTGACCTAGAATATGGTACAATACGTGAAGAAAAGATAGCAGACATGCTAACTAATAAAAAGATTGAAGTTAAATCTGAAAAAGATTTATGGCAGAAGTCCGGAAACATATGTATTGAATATGAATCATGGGGTAAACCTTCAGGAATTAGAGCAACAGAATCTGATTACTGGTTTCATAATCTTTGTGTAGGAGACAATGAATTTTGTACTCTTGTGTTTAAAACAGATGTTCTTAGAACTATAGTAGATAAACTTGATACATTTAAAACTGTTAGTGGTGGTGACCACAAAGCAAGTAGAATGTTTCTTGTAAATTTACAAAAACTATTTTCATCAGATGTAATTAAAGCCTTTAAGGAGGCAGACAATGAAAAAGAAACTAAATAATTTAGTAGCAGATATTTACAGCGTATTAGATTCTCTTACCGAGGGAAACGAATTAAATATTTCAGAAGAAATGTTTGAAGAATTTGGTAAAGATATGACTGATGCGTTAAGACATTGGGCTACACCACAAAACGTAGAAGGTAAACCTGTTTTACGTATGTCAAATGTAGGTAGACCTGAACGAAGACTTTGGTTTGATACTCACACCCAAGCTGATACGACAGAAAAATTACAACCAAGCACTCAAATTAAATTTTTGTATGGACATTTGTTGGAAGTATTAATTTTGTTCTTTGTTAAATTATCAGGACATAAACTTACGGCACAACAAAAAGAAATAACTGTAAGTGGTATCAAAGGACACATGGATTGTATGATAGATGGCGAAGTTGTAGATGTTAAAACTGCTTCAGGTTATGCTTTTAAGAAATTTAAAGAAGGAACATTGGCAGAAGACGATGCGTTTGGATATCTTTCTCAGTTGGCAGGGTATGAAGCTGCAGAAAAAACTAATGCAGGTGGCTTTCTTGTTATGAATAAAGAAACAGGTGAGTTAACTATGTTTATTCCTGATGATATAGATAAGCCAAATATTAAATCTAAAATTAAAAACGTAAAAAATATTATTGCTTCAGACACTCCTCCGGATTTTTGTTACTCTCCTATACCGGAAGGTAAAGCAGGTAATATGAAAGTTGCAAGAGGTTGTTCATGGTGTCCTCATAAGTTTGAATGTCATAAAGATGCTAACGATGGGCAGGGATTGCGTGTGTTTAATTATGCAAAAGGACCTGTATATTTTACAAAAATTGTTAGTGAACCTAACGTGGAGGAAGTCAGATGAACGGAAAAAAATCTAAAGCAATAAGAAAAAAATCAATTGAGTTTGTTGTTGAGTGGTTAAAAACTATGCTCATAGAAGAAGAACAAAAGAAAATTTCGGTTAAAAACTATCAAAATTATATGCCAACTGAAACTCATATGTTTGCAAACAATAAATTTTTAGTTTCTTCTTATACTCCAAGATGGTTTGGCAAGTTAATTAAACGTAAATTAAAGTCTAAACCTCTTGACAAAATCCAGTACTCGGATATAATATAATGGTTGGCTTTAGAAAACCAAGGAAGATAAGACCAACAGAAAAGAATGTTCCAAAAGGATATGATTCTAAATGGGAACAAACTCTACATTCTACTGTTTTACAAAAGTGGAATCATCATTCAGAAAAAATACCATACGTAGTTGAACACAATTACGAGCCTGACTTTGTTAAAACGATTAATGGTCAAACAATATTATTAGAAGCTAAAGGTAGATTTTGGGATTACGCAGAGTACAGTAAATATATTTGGATAAGAAAAGCTTTAGAAGAACAGATAGGAGAGTTTGAGTTGGTGTTTTTATTTCTAAGTCCTTATGCCCCAATGCCTCAAGCTAAAAAAAGAAAAGACGGAACAAAAAGAACCCATGCTGAGTGGGCTGAAAAAAATAATTTTAGGTGGTACAGTGAAGATACTTTACCGAAAGAATGGAGAACAGATGAATTATAAATTTAATGAAGACAAACTATTACAAGAACTTAAAGGATACATTGATGCTACATACAGTCAGCATTATGCATCCGATAAATATCAGGCTACCGATGTTATTATTGATTCGGGACATGGTGAGGGCTTTAGTCTTGGTAATATTATGAAGTACGCTAAACGCTATGGGAATAAAGACGGAAAGAACAGAAAAGACTTGCTAAAAATATTACACTATGGTATAATTATGCTTGACATACATGATAAGGAGAACACGTAATGGTCGAAGACAAGGTGGGTATCAAGGAATATCTTGGTATAAAAATTAATTACAGTAATGAAAAACTATTAGATAAGTTTAGCCTTGATACTCTCAAGGATAGATATTTATGGGAGAATGAAACACATGCACAAGAAGCATTCGCAAGAGCATCCGTCTTCGGAGCAACATACAAAGGTCACACGGATTTTGAATTGGCTCAAAGGCTTTATCACTACAGTTCCAATTGTTGGTTCATGTTTAGCACTCCTATACTTAGCAACGGGGGAACAAGTCGTGGGCTTCCTATTAGCTGTTTCCTCAATTATGTACCTGACAGCAGGGATGGTCTATCTGCTCACTATGACGAGAATATATGGTTGGCGAGTTCAGGCGGAGGTATTGGTGGATATTGGGGAGATATTAGGAGTAACGGTATATCTACTACTCACGGGAGTCGTTCTACTGGTTCAATTCCTTTCATCCATGTAGTTGATTCACAGATGTTAGCCTTTAATCAAGGCACAACAAGACGAGGTTCTTACGCTGCATACATGGATATATCTCACCCTGAGATTGAAGAGTTTATTAACATGCGTAAAGAATCCGGTGGTGATATCAATCGCAAGAATCTTAATCTTCATAATGGTATCAACATTACCAATGAGTTCTTGAAAGCTGTTGAAGAAGATGCAGACTTTAGATTGATTGACCCTAAGACTAATGAGCCTACTAAGATTGTAAATGCTAGAGACTTATGGTGGCAGATAATTAATGCTAGAGCAGAGACAGGTGAGCCATACATGGTTAATATAGATACATGTAACGAAGCCTTACCTAAAGAACAAAAAGATTTAGGATTAGAAATTAAACAGAGCAATCTTTGTTCTGAGATTACTTTACCTACTAATGAAGAACGAACAGCAGTATGTTGTTTGTCTTCTGTAAACTTAGAATACTTTGATGAATGGTCAGAGAATCCTATGTTCATTGATGATTTAATAACCATGTTAGATAATGTACTTCAACATTACATCGACAACGCAGTAGATACAGACAACTTAGGAGAGTACAATGCAAACTTTAAAAGATTTCAAAAACACATTAAAGAAGGTAGGGAAGGCTTTACTAAATCTGCCTACTCAGCTTATAGAGAAAGGTCGTTGGGTCTTGGTGCGATGGGATTCCATTCGTATCTCCAATCACGCAACATTCCTTTTGAAGGTATCTTTGCTACGGGCTTTAATTACAAAGCATTTAAACACATTAAGACACAGGCAACCAGAGCTTCTGAAAGACTTGCAGAGGACAGGGGTGAAGCTCCTGATGTCAGTGGTAGTGGCAGGAGGAACGCTAATCTACTCGCTGTTGCACCTAACGCTAGTTCTAGTATTATATGTGGCGGTACTTCTCCTTCGATTGAGCCATATCGTGCTAACGTTTATACGCACAAGACTCTCTCAGGTTCGTTCCAAGTTAAGAACAAATACCTAGAAGAGGTATTACAAGATAAAGGATTAAAGAAAGATGAGTTGACTGTCTTGTGGAAAGACATTGCAGGTAATGAAGGTTCAGTGCAACACCTTGATATTCTTACTGACGATGAAAAAGAAATATTTAAAACTGCTAATGAGATAGACCAAATATGGATTGTTGAACATGCATCTAAACGACAAGAGTTTATATGCCAAGCACAGTCAGTTAATCTTTTCTTTACACTTCCCAAAGCTACTGAGCCACAAGAAGTACATGATGAGTACATGCAGTACGTCAATGATGTACATTGGTATGGAATGAATAAACTAAAGTCTTTGTATTACTTCAGAACTAATGCTGCTAGAAATGCAGAGAATGTTAACACTAAAGTACAACGTATTAAATTAGACGATGCTGAATGTATAGCTTGTGAGGGATAAATGAAACAAGAAGAGTTTACAAATGTGTTTAGCCAAAAATTTTCTGGCTTTACAAGTAGGATGTGGTTAGATTATTGTGATGAAAATAATAATCCATTCGCAAAAACAAAAGATTACGCAGGATATGTAATTGAAAATTTTAAATATTTAGTTAAGAGATTTAACGAGGAGAACAGATGAGCTTATTAGACACAAGAGATTACTACAAACCATTCGACAATCCTTGGATGTTTGACTACTATGTCTTACAAAACCAAATGCATTGGATGCCGGAGTCAGTACCTTTACACACCGATGTTAAAGACTGGCAAGAGTTAGACTCAAAAGAAAAGAATTTACTGACACAAATCTTTAGATTGTTTACTCAATCAGATGTAGATGTTGGTGCAGGTTACGTTGATAGATACATGCGTATCTTTAGAAAGCCTGAAGCTAGAATGATGATGGGTTCGTTTGCAAACATGGAGTCTATCCATCAACATGCTTACAGCTTGTTACTTGATACAGTTGGTATGCCTGAGATAGAGTACAAAGCTTTTGCAGAGTATGAGGAGATGGCAGACAAACACGAGTACGTACATAAGATTAAAACAACTAAGTCTGATAAGAAAAGTATTGCAAAAACTTTAGCAGTCTATTCAGCTTTTACAGAAGGACTACAGTTATTCAGTAGCTTTGCAATCTTGTTAAACTTTCCAAGGTTCGGCAAGATGAAAGGTATGGGACAGATAGTTACTTACTCTATACGTGATGAGTCTATGCACGTTGAAGCTATGACTAAGTTGTTTAGAGAGTTTATCCAAGAGAACATAGAGATATGGACAGATGATTTTAAAGCAGAACTCTATGAGATTTGTAGACAGATGGTAACACTAGAAGATAAATTTTTAGACCTAGTGTTTGATATGGGAGACCTTGAAGGTCTTACCAAGAAAGATATGTATGCTTACAATAGATACATAGCTGATAGAAGATTGTTACAGCTTGGTCTTAAAACAAACTATGACCAGCGTGAGAATCCTCTAGGGTGGTTAGATGAAGTGATGGGTGTTGAACATCAGAACTTCTTTGAAGGTCGTGCTACTTCTTATATGAAAGCAGGACTACGTGGTAGGCAAGACAAAGTAAGTTTTGCAAGGATTGGTGATGAGAACTAAACGCACAGAAGCAAAGCTTGTAGGTTACAATTTGTTTTACGACTTGACAGGTAAACTGGTCACCGAAAGAACCAGCACAGATATAAAAGAACTTAAAAAGTTTTTTACACCTGAAGAATATAATACCCTAGCTACTGTAATCAGGGAGACTACAGCTAAACTAGATAAAATTCACAATGAAGTTGAAGCTCATCTAAACGCTAGGATATTAAAAGATTAAAAAGAATACTTAAATTTAATTCCTTGATTATGATTACTTAAAACAAGTGCAAACTGCATACCGTTTATTACCCATAAATCTTTTGTTCTGTTTTTACTAGATGAATTATCAAGCGACTGATAGATTAAACTTAAGCCCACTACTTTTAGTAAGATAATTTCTTCAATTTTTGGTTCTTTACCAAATAAAGGATTTATCTCTTCAAACCTACAAAAGTTTTGTCTTTGACATCTAATGACATCATAAGTTTGTAACACATCATAAGTTTGTAAACCTATTTGCCAATGCCATAACTTTTGCTCTGTCTCTGACCAATCAGAAAAAGCTGCAAAACTAGGTATACTAAATAACAGTAGTAATAAGTATTTCATTACTTACCCAGCTAAAGGATTCTTATTTTCTTCTTTAAATATTTTGATATCAGTCTTAACACTTTCGATATCAGCTTTCATACCTGACATATCAGACCTGATAGACTCGAGGTTATTAATCTTAAGTAAAATAGTTTCATCAATAGTTTTATTAATATATTCTACGGATGTTTCTAACGCTTCAATCCTATTGATAACCTCATCAACTCCTTGCTCAGTTTCTTTAGCTTGTCTAGCTTTAGTTTCTAAGTTCTCAATTCTATTGACATAGGTTGCCCCAGTGTATCCAAATCCGGCTAGTGTTCCTATGATACCAGCCAATGCAATAAACTGTGTTGTTTTATTTTGTAACCAATCCATAATCTTCTCCTATAATTTTGGTTGTAGTTCTCTCATTTCAATCAGTGTTTCTAAACTCTGACCTGCCATCTGATAAAAGCCTTCGATGTTATCTGACAACATATTGTTGGCATAGATATCTGTAGACTCGTACCATGTTTCTTGGTCGGGCAATGTTACTAACCTATAGTTATTAAAGTTAGGAACAAACCCCATGTAAGCTATGATAGTATTCTCTGACCCATACTCACCCGTCTCTTCTTGTTTAGCTTCAACATCATCTTGTGCATCTTGTAAGTTCTGAGCTATGACATTAGCTACAGTTTGTTCAGCTTCTGTGGCTGATGTATCTGTAGAGACTGACACATCTATTTGACTTTGTAAAGTTTGAGTAGTGGTTGTATCAACTGCGACACTAACTGTTTCAACTGTCTCAGCTTCAACACTTGTAGAGCTTGTAACACTAGCACTCATATCTAACACTTGATTGTTTTGTGCAGTAGAAGATGCAAATTGTTCTGATATACTAGGTGAGTTACTGGTACTTACACCACCACCAGAATTAGACGATGATACGCTAGAAACTCCTGTCGTTCCACCTGTAGCGTGTATAGAGTTTCCTGATGTAGTCCCACTAACACTAGACTTAGCTGTGCTTAGAGTAGACGAGACAACACGTAACGCTGTTTCTTTACTTATTGAACTCTTTTCTTCTGGTAGTACAGCACCAACAACAACCTCTTCTTCTATTACCTCTTCTATAACCTCTTCTTCTTCAACGAGTTCTTCAATAAGTTCTTCTTCCGGCTCTTCTGCATACGCAAGTTCTTCTTCCACAATTGTCTCTTCCTCAAACCACTCCTCCACTTCTTCAATAAATGTTTCTTGAAATACAAACTCCTCAATCATTAACTCTTCAATTGGTATAAAGACTTCTTCTTCACGTATAAACGGAAGAGGTTCTACAAATTCTTCAAGTGGTTGAAACTGTTCAAAGATTATCTCTTCTTCAAACACGTATTCAGGTTCTTCAAAAGTATCATACTCAGGTTCAAAGATATACTCTTCAAATATTTCTGGCTCTTCGAAAGTGTCATACATGTCATACTCTTCATAACCATAGTTAAACAGTTCTTCTTCGTATCCGTAGTCAAAGTATTCTTCTTCTTGATAGTAGCCTATGTCTTCTTCTTGTCGATAGCCTTGACAAAATGGTCCATACTGTGGGTCAAGGTCACATTGAAAATCATCATATGCTTCCCAATACCCTGCACAGCTTACATCGTTGAGTGCATTACTACAATCAATACCACCCTTTGTACTATACAACGAACCACCATCTTCTAAGTTTTGATTTTTATCTGAGTTATTCCAATCATAGTTGTAACAAGATGATGTATTCGTAGAGCCTGTGTTACATTCATCGTGGTAGTAATAGGTGTATATCTCATCAGACTTACCTTGCTCACCAATTAAAACATCGTGCTGAATAATATCTAACTTACCATATCTAAACTCATAAGAGTCATTAGTCCAAAGTATTACTTCAAAGCTGTTATCAGATGCACGATTGTATTCACGCATATCATACCAACCGAAGACTGCTTTATCACTAAAGTTTTTTGCTAACATTTTAGAGTTGTTATCTCTAATGAGGTCAGTCCAGAATGGAAAGAGTGTATAGTTGTATTGTGGAAGTGGGTCAGGTGTATAGTCACCACAGTAATTATTATAGTTTATATTACCTGTACCCAAACCAAAGTGAAGACATCCATTTGTAGCCATACGAGCAGATGTAAAAGAGTCTCCATAAAAATCAAATGTAAAATCTAAATTAAATGCAGACGAAAGCTGGTCGTCTCCAGAGTTTAGATTGGTTGTATTTGATTCGTTTGTGAGGTCTACTAAAGACTGATTGCCTTCATAGATATACTGACTAAAGACATTAATACTTAAGAGACACGCTACTGCGTAGCATAGAATTCTTTTTTGCATTGCCTTTTAGTTTTAGTTTTAGTTGTATAAATAACTTTGACTGCCCCAACAACATCTTTGTTTATCTTGTCTCTGTTAGGATTTCTGTCGTGTGTGCATTGCTTTATAAAAAGTTTTTCTTGTTCTTTAGCATCGGGTCTTTTAGATTTGTTTTCTGCCCAAGCTTTAGTTGCTTCTTTACCTATCTGACCTTGGTAAGGGCAAGGAGTACCAGCCATTTCCATAGCCTTAAATACTCTCGGGTCTTGACAAAGTATAGATACTGAAGCCACTTTCATACCGGTATCATATAGATACTTGGAAAGTTTTAAGCGTTCACAGTTCTCGTCAGTTACAGTTGCTCCTGTAGAGAACCCAAATACTTGCCCTTGAAAAGCACCAGAACGACCTACAGTACAGAGGTCTTGTGAGTAAGACATAATACTAGGTGCTATAGCAGAAGCAGGAGGTGCTTTGCTTTTTACGTTCTGGTTGATTGTTTGAGTAGAGTTGGACTCGTTAATATTTCTGTTAGTGTTATCAGACTTGGTATTGTTATTATTGGTATTAGTATTGTCAGTAGTAACATTAGAGTCTGAAGTCGATGTATTAACGTTAGTATTGTTATTAGTATTTGTATTGTTACTAGTAGAATTACTGTTGTTATTTACGTTTTGATTTACTGTAGAGTTTACAGTAGAGTTAGATGTAGACGTAGATGTGTTGACGTTGTTATTATTGTTAGTATTTGTCGAAGTGTTATTTGATGTCGAAGTATTTACATTAGTATTATTTGAAGTATTAACATTAGTATTATTATTAGTGTTAGTATTTACATTTGTATTGTTATTAGTATTGGTGTTTGTATTTGTGTTAGTGTTTGTATTATTATTGGTGTTAGTATTTGTAGTCACGGTAGTATTAATGGTAGTTAAACCATTGTCTTCACAATACTGTGTACCGGCTGTACAATCACCAACGGGGTCTGCTTGTACACCAAACGAAAACGCTAGTAATCCTAATATAAATATTGGTCCTAAAAAATCTTGGTTCAGCCCTCTCCTTGTCATTTTTATTTAGCTCCTTTTGTAAAGTCTCCTTTAGACTTAGATGAATTTGTATATAGACCAAACCAAGCTGCTCCTGCCCCTACGACTACTGATATTAACCCTGATTGTTGCATGGTAGGGTCTTCTAATTCCATGAACCAAAAGGTTGTATAGTATAACAAATACATATACACACTTAAAAAAGCTCTTGGAATAATTCTCCAGCTATCTACAGCTTGAGCAACAAAGATAAGTTTTTGATAAGGGTTATCATTTTTAATATCTTCTAGTTCTCTTATACGTTCTTTGAGTTCTGACTTCTCTTGAAGCAAAGCCATGAATTTTTGTAGGTCAATCTCGACCTCATTCCTGTCCATGTCTCCACTAAAACCACCATGAGGTGGGTACCCTCCATTACTCATTTTCTTATCCTATTTTTTAACTAGGCTGCCACCAAAGTACATACCTATAATTGCTGATACAAGGTTTGTATCTAGTTGTGTAATTACTAAACCTTGAAAAGTTATCCATTCAAACACTTCTCTACCATCTGTAAAGAATAAAAATCCCGGTTGAAATAATGTATACCCTACGGTTACATCAACATCAGGATAATATACTGCTACTAGTTTAGGTAGTATAACGATTGCAAAGATTGACGAGAGTGCAATGATACGTCTTGTCCATTGAAATCCTGCGTTATCTACATTCCGTGCAGCATCTACAGCTTTAAGTTGAAACTCACCACGAGTAATCAACATCTTCTGCTCATCTTGTTTAGCTTTTAATCTTTGTGACCATAGGCTTAATAAACTACTAATTAAAGTAGAACCAAGCATGGTTATAATCTCAAATGGAAACATATTAATCTAGTGTTAAAGTTGATTCAAGTAATTCGTTTACAGAGTCTATTAAATACTCAGGTATATCTTCAGCAAAAACATTACCTTTATTGTGTGCTAACATATAAGCTTCTAATAATCCTTCGTACATAGGACGAAATTGTTCTCGTAAAAGCCAAGGATGATTAAGAGTTGTTCTTGCTTTACAGTCTATTCGATACGCAACATCTAATTGCTTTTCTGTATAAAGTAACATTATTGGTCAAGGACAACCTGCTGTAGCTCAATGCTACGTCTACCTACTTGATTAAACCATCGACTGTTTTGCATTTCTGCAGCCATTCTATTCCAATCATGTTCTCTACAAGCCTGTAACATATTTCTAAACTTTGAAAGTCTTGAACCACCTAAGTTAAAACACATATTAACTAACACGTGCTGTATTTTTTCAGGTAGTTTATAAAAAGCTTCCTTGTCTCCAAAGACATGTATAGCTTCTGCATAATGCTTATCAAAGTCTATCGTATAGTATCTATCTACCACTGATTGTGATACAGATGTACCAACTTCCCAAGAATATTCTGGGTCATTTGGTTGACATAGGTGACCAACTCCTAGAGTCTTATAACCTAAACTGTCGTTATAGATTTCTAGGACTTCGCCCTCGTGTCGTTTAATTTCTGCTTTGCATAGTTCAATATTCATCTTACAATCCTAATTTTTTCATTTGTTCAGCATAACTTAGTCCACCTAAGTCATCGCTTTCTCGTTCTTTAGGGTCTAACTTAACAAAAGGTACTGGATAATCTTCACTAACCACTCCACCCTCTGCATAGTCTTCTCTTAAACTTTCTTTAATTTCTTCAATGTTTTCTTTTTGCATTTTATAATTATCAGGGTCAAAAATAACAGGAAGATTACTTAGTTTAGAATCAATAGATTGAATATCATACAAAACATCAATATAATCGCTAGTGTTTTTTGCTTTGTCAAGAAGTTCTAATTTTAATGTTTCTGTTATTCCTAATGGACTATAAGTTTTATTTGTGGTAATAAAATTAATCATGTCTGCTCGGCTCATTCCAGCTTCTTTGAGTAATCCGGTAGTATTTAAATTTAATTTATCAGCAGAGGCACTCATTTTTTGAAACTTTGCGTAGTCTTTGTAGTATAATAAATTTTCTTTTAAATATTTATTTGTAAAAGTATCTATATCTAACGCATCGCCTAAACCATCAAACAATCTTCTACGTCTTTTTCCTTTTTCTTTTAATAAATCATTAGCTTTATATGTATAAATATTTTCTAAATATTCTTTATTCATTGGCTGCATTCCGTAGCCTGTTAAAAACTTTATAAAAGATTGAACAGGATAAATGTCTTGGTCAAAAGCAGTTTGTTCTTTTCCAATTGTGTCTATCCAATCAGTTGCTCTTGTTACAGAACCCGGAGTTATAGACTCTAACATATTTGCCATGAATATAGTTAGATTGTCTTTATTTGTAAGACGATAGGTTAAACTACCACTATCATCAAACCTCATAGTTTTGTCAAATGGATTACGTATTAAGTTTCCATCTAAATCTCTACCACCTCTTAGAATAAAATTACTAATTTGTTCTTGAATAATTGATTCACCTAAAAACGGTGAAACCATTTCTGTTGTTAATGTTGTCAACACATCTTTAACAATTCCTTCTTCATCAACATCAGGGTCTGTTAAATTTTTATTAATTAAAACTTGTAATGGTTTTTTTGGAAAATCATAAGCATCCCATGAGCTAAAGTTTCCTATCATAGGTGTGCCATCAGGTGCAACTGAGACAGTAACATTAGAGTTTCTCATATAATCAGGTAAAAAATCTTTTATAGCATCTAATGTATCGCTTCCAAGACCAGCTAATACTTTAGATGTTTCTTGTGCTGCTGTTGCTGTTCCTCCAGCAACTGCTGTAAATGCTCCAAGTCTAAGACTGCCTCTATCTCTAACTAGTTTTCCAGCTTCTTCAGCTCCATCTTTTATTAAAGCGTTACCAAATTTAACCTCATTAATTCCTCGTGTAATACTATTAGCAGATATTCTTACTGATTCTGCCATAAAAGAAAAAAATCGACCAAACATTGGCATTCTTCTTAAATCTTTTAAAAACTCAGGAACTAAATCATAGTTAGGCAAAACATCTCTTGTTATTAAAGCTGCTTCGTCTTTTAATGTTTCTTCTGTAAATCTATAAAAATCAAATTTTGAATCCTTGGGTAATGCATTATTAAATTTATTTAAATAATCTTGTTCTCTAATATACATGTTAACTTTAAAAAAATCATCTTGACCTATATATTTATTTTGAGCTTCTGCTGCTATTCCTTTTGGAGATGTAACTTGAAACTTACCTTTTTTAAAAGAATAATATGGTACTGGCATTTTATCTAATAGCCAATCAATCTTACCAACAACAGCTCCTTTTTTAATTTTAGATATGTCGCTTGATAAGCCTTGTAAGTCTCTTGCAATAACTCCTTTGTTTAACAAACCTCTACCAGAAAGTTCTTCATGAAATTTTTGCAATTCAAAATCATTACTGGTTTTCGCATTTAAAAATTCTCTTACTCGTTTTGTCATTGCCACATCAAAAACATTAACACCATTTGCTAAAGACATTTGAACTCCACCTGTCATATTTTTTACGTGTGTTGTATGACTCCAAACTGTTTTAGATGCTTGAGATAAACCTTTTAACAATAAAAGATTTCTATATATATTACCCCCAATACTTTCATTTTCTAATGTTTGAACACCAAATTTTTTATAGTCAGAAAAATATTGAAGTAAGTCAGGGCTAGTATATGTACCTGATAATTTACCATAACCAGCAGGTATTTCGTCTTTAAAAATTCCTTCTGGTGTTTCTCTAAAATAAATTCCTAAACCATCATTATAAGCTGTATCATAAAATTTAGCATCTTCATATAGCTTACTTAATTTTGTGGTTGAGTGTATAAGACTTTGTATAGGATTATCTATTTCACCCATTAAATTTCTTAAAACAGGGGGTATATCTTTTCTACCTCTTAAAATACTTTTACGAATCATATCAAACTTTTCTAAGTTTGCTGTAAAATTATTAGAACTTATATTGTCTCTTAAAATTAAATTCATATCTGCAGCTACTTGAAGTTTTAATTCATCCGGAGATATGTTTGGATTTTGTTTTAATTTTTGTGCTGTAAAATAATCTTCGGCTTCTTTAAAAGCTTTTGGAGTAGGTACATAGTTAGGGTCTTCAAATAGTTTGTAAGACCTTCGTACATAAAAACCAAGACTATCATTATAAATTTTTCTTTGTGTTTCTGTTAGATAATCTGTTTCTAACATTTTAACACTCAAATCATCTTGTAAAGCTCTGAAAGCTCTAACTGGTTGTTGTAATTCTTTTGGAAGTTTTCGTAAAGCTTTTTCAAATTCAGGACCTTGCTGTGTTCCTAAACTTGTGCCTTTACTTGTAACAATTGTTGGACTTCGTCTGTCCCAAAATAAAACTCTACTTACATCATCTAATAAATCTTCTTTGTCTTTTCCAACTAACTCAACAATTTCATCAATATTAGATTCTAAATTAAATGCTATGTTGTTTATTTCATCTGACCATTTTTCTTTTAAGTTTTCTGTTTTTAAAAAGTTTTCATGTAACTGTCTAGACTTACCACCTCGTGTACTAAAAAGTTTTGTTCTAAAGTTTTCTAAATTACGAAGAATTGTACTGTCACTAAATTGTAAATTAATACTTGTTAGCCATTTTGTTCTTGATGAAGGTTCTAATGCTTCTATATCACCTTTACCAACAACTTTACCAGCTTTAATATCTTTTTGACGATGAGATAAAGCTACTTTTTTTTGTGTCGCATCCATATCTCTAAAAGTTGCTATTCTATTTAAAAAATTATCAACACTATCTTTTCCTTTTGAAGAAACATTACTTAAATAAGTTTTAAATTGTTCTCTAAATTCTGTTTTATTAAGTTGTTCTTTTCCATATTTAAGACCAGCACCACCAACAGTAAAACCACCAGCAAATAAAATACTATCTGCTAAATGGTGCATACGATTTTCAAGTTGTCCTCTATCTTGGGCATCACTTTCTAAATAAGTTTTTAAGTCACCAAGCATTCCATCGTCTTCAGTAATAAAATTACCAATTACTTGTGGAAAAAGTGCATCATCATCGTAAGGATTAAGACTTAATTGAAAACCTATTTCGCCTTGAGCAAAATCTTTAAAATATTTTTTAGCTTTTGTTGTTGTTTCTATTCCTTTCATTGCTTTTCCTGCAACACCAACTCCAGCAACAATTTCTCCAACATCACTAATAATATCAGCTACTGGATTTATAGGGTCTTTAATAGAAGAAACAGAATAGTCACCACGTTCACTTCTTTCAACATTATCAGCTCCGACTAAAGCTCCATAAACTTTGTCAAACACATTAGATTCAACAGATTCTATTATTTTTAATCTACCTTCTTGTAATTTATCTATTTCTTCTTTAGACCTTAACTTTCCAGTTTCCATTTCCATTCTAGATGGGAATGTACCGGGCTGAGTTAACATTCTAAATAATTCAACTCCTCCTCGGAAAGGTGCAGTACCAATTTTTCCAGTAAATCTTTTGATGTCGTCTTTTTGTTGGTCAGTTAATCTACGATATAAATTACCATATGTAGGATAAGCATAGGAAGCTTTGTCAAAAAGACTGTCTTTATTATCTGCCATATTTTTACTTAAAAGAGTTTATTATAAATGTTTAATAATTCAGTCATTTTATTTTTTGCATATTCTTCTGGTGATTTATTTTCTTTCTTTAAAAAATCTGCAGTTATAGGGTCTGCAAGTTCTGCTGTAATTGTATTAAACAACATTAATTCAATTTTATCCATTCCGGCTGTTCTTATTTGATTTTCTAAATTTTTCACTACAGCATCATCTTCAGGAATACCTTTCTTTTTCAAATCTTCTAATAAATAAATTTTATTACGTAATGCAATAGTTTCTTTATCACCTTGATTAGTTTGTTCTTCAACATAATTTGTTCTTCTTAAAACATAATCAATATAACCATCGTCTTTATTAGTTGGAAGTGATTTTTTAGGATTTTCTTGTTTCCAAAGATTTTCAAATCTTTTTTGAGCTACAAAAGATTTTTCTACTAATGCATCAAAGTTTGTTGAACCAATAATCATAGCTGATTTTAATTCATTTGTTGTATAAGTATCTTGATTTAAACTTCTAATTAAACTTCTTTGTAAATCAGGGTCTTTAATAGTTTCAACAATTCTAAAAGAAGCTTCATTTTTTGTTAGCGTAAATTCATTTGGGTCTCTAAACAATTCAATTTCAGCTCCGTCTTTAACTTCTGTTGGGTCTAATAAAAATCCAAATGAGCCCCGTAAAGCTTTATTTTTATTAGCTTCAATTTCTTGTGGAGATAATTCATCTTTTTTCTTACCTCCAAGATAATCCCAAGCTTTATGAACAATACTTAATTCTTTTGGAGCTGTGATAGCTTGTTGTCTAGAAACATAATAATCTTCAAAAGGCTTAAAGAATTCTTCTTTAGTCATACGTTTATCCATGCCTTCAAAAGCAGGATTTTGTATTTTAGATTCATGTAATGTTTTAGCATTAAGTGCCCAATCATTAATTTCTTTTGCTCGTTTTTTTCTAGCATCTTCTGTGCTTAAGTCAAAGTTTGGATTTAATTTAGCAAACTCTGCTTCTCCTTGAATCTTAAAATGATTTGGATTTTTTCTATATAATTCATCTTCTTTCATTAAAGTGTCATAAGCATTCCATCTATTAGTAACTTTTGCTTGGTCAAAAACCTTTAGTCTTTCGTTTTCTTTTAAATTTTTTAAAGCATTAGAACGCATACTATCTTCTTTTAAACCAAACAAAGTTGTTAAGCCTAAAATGTTTCTCATTCTATTATTTCTTTTTCCTGTGCTAGAAAGATAAGTACCAAGTAATTCACCAACATTAAAACCAGAACCACTTTTATCTAATAAATTTTTTAAAATATCTTGAGCCATTTTATACCTCTTTGCTTAATAAACTTGTGTTGTTTTCTTTTTGTACTTTTTCTAGTAAGCTTGGTTGTATTTCTACTTGCTCAACTATTTCTCTTATTTCAGATGGAACAGATTGAGGATTAACTCTAGCTGCTGCTTGTTTTCTTAGAGCTTCTAAACTATTAACTCCTTCTTGTACTTCATCTACTTGTTTTTGTGGGTCCATTTCTGTTGGACTTGTGTCGTCTCCAGTTTCTAAAGAGTATTCTATTTCTGCTTTTTCTGCTAATGCCATAATCATATACATGGTTGGTTCCATTAATATTAACATTAAATCAGGATTCCACTTACCTTCTAAAAATCCAGTATATAAAACAATAGAAGCAATATCAATAATACCTACACCATTACTAACTGACAATAAAATATTTGAAGTTGTTTCAGGCACTGTTAAGTTTTCAAACACATACATCATACCTTCGTTTGGATTTGAAATTTCAACAGGCTTTTCCCAGTTGTAAGGCTGGTCAGGTGAATTAGTTAAAGACTGTCCGGGCAAGGGTCTGCCTTTAGCTAGACTTGAGCCCATAAAGTTTGTTGCTTTTTCTGAAATTGCCATAGTTTATACCCGTCCGAATTGTGCTAAAAAGTTTGGATGTAGTGTACCATAAAATGCTTCTTTGTGTAAATCTAAAAAATTTGTTCCTGAAACTGTAGGTATTTGATTTTTAACTTCTGCCATCAACATAGCTTGAGAAGGCTCACCTGCTCCACCAATGTTGGGTTGAACTGCACCATAGCCACCTTCATCTACTGGTGTTCCTTGTGCAGCACCAACAGCTAATGCTGTAAGAGTTCCTTTAGTAACATCTGCTGCAAAATCTTTTGAAGGAGTTACAAATTCTAATGTTTCTGCTCCAGCCTTTGCAACTTTTTGCCCAAAGTCTAATTCACTAAATGGTATGTCTGTTAAAGTTTTAGTTGCATCTTTACCTACTTGTAGTCCAGTTTTAACAGACTCGGCTGCTCCAGCTAGTGCTTCTGATTTTACAGTTTCTGCTCCTGTACCTACAACAGTATCGGTTGCTACTGTTCCTACTTCATTAACAGCACTTGTTAAATCAGGTTTTGCAAAAGGATTCATATTTTTAACAGCATCTCCTACTCCTTTCCACCAACCTTGACCACTAAACAACGAAGAAGCTCCACCCCAAAACATCATAGCTAAACCAATCCCTCCAAGGATTTTACCAAACTTAGAGCCAAATAATTTCTTAACTCCTTTTTTAATTTTTTTACCAACCTTTCTTAAAAATCCCATTTTATCCTCCGTAAAGTCCACCCCTGTAAGAATTACCTAAAGTACTTACAAGGTTTGTTAGGTAGTCATCATATTTTTCTCCAGACTTACCTTCGTTTGCAATAGCTGTAGAAAGAATTTGAGCCTTTCTGTTTTCTTCATTTTCTGCAGCTCTAAAATCAAAGTCTGCTTGGTCTCTAAGTTCTTGCCACATAAAAGACAAAGACTGAGAACTAAGATTAAAAGCATTCATAGCGTTTTGCATATTAATTTGATTTTGTGCAGCAGTATTAACTGTATTAGCTTGTCTTCTCCATTGAACATTAGAAGCTTCAACAGCAGATGCGTTTTGTGCATTCCATTGATTTCTTGCAAAGTCTTGTTGAGAATTAAACTGGTCAACTTGTGTAACAAGCTGTGCATTAAATTTATTTAAATCAGCTTCTCGTGCAGCTCTACGAGCTTCAGCAGCATTTGTTTGTGAAGCATTAAATTGGCTCATCGCATTTACTTGAGAAGAATTAAATTGTTGAGCTTGAGCTTCAAGGTTTGCCATAAACTGCTGTGTTTGATTTTCACTAGCAGCATTAAATTGTCTTGCAGCATTTGTTGCAGACTGATTACTTAATAAACGTTGTTGAGTTTGTTGAGCTGTTAAAACATTTGCTTGTTGTTCATTACTTAGATTAGTTAAATCCATTTGTAAAAAGGCTTGAGCATTTTGTATTTGTGTTTTTTGAAAAAAATCAGCTTCAGCTAAATTAGCTTGAGACATTAGTATTGCATCTTGAATAGTTGTTTGCTGTCTCATGTTAGCTTCAGTAATTCCTACAGTTTGTAAAAACTTACTGTTAGATAATGCTGTTTGTTGGTCAGCACTAAACTGAGCCATGTCCATTTGAAAAACAGTACTAGCATTTGATAATGCTGTTTGTTGTGCTCGTGCTGCATTAGCTTCTGCTTCTTGAGCTTCAATAGTTTTTTGCTGACTTACACTTGCTTGAATAGCTTGAGCATTTGATTGTGCTAAAGGCATTGCAGCCTGTATAATTGTATTAAGCAAGGCATCTCTACCTACAGTAGATGCTGACATGCCACGTTGAGCTAACATAGCTTCAACACTAGCTACAGCAGGTCTAGCCCACGTAGGAATTTGACCTTCTTCAATACCATTTAATAAACTGTTTAACTGATTTGATACTAAAGCTTCTTCAGGTAACCCTTCAATAATACCTCTTTCAGATTCACTAAACTCCATAAGTCTAGCTTCAAGAGCTTCAGGGTCATTACCTAACTCTTCAATGTTTGCTTCACTTAATCCAGCATTTGCTAGTTGTTTTTTTGCTCGTGTAACTTTAGCTAAAGAACTTCCAACATTTTCTACAATAGGGGCTAATGCATTAGGACTAATAGTTCCTACAACTCTTTCAGTTAAAGCACCAGGAATTATTTCTATTTGAGCAGCTTCAATAGGAGCAACGCGTTCAACACCTGCAGCTTGTGCAAGAGCTTCATCAGAAATTTCTCCAGTTGCAAAATCTACTTGTGCATCTGTATCAATTGTTGCTGCTTCCATTTGTGCAGCTTCTATAGGCTTTGGAGCTTCTACTTGAGAAACATCAGTAACTTGTCCAACTGTTTCTGGTGCAATTTGTGCAGCTTGTGCAGCAGTAACCTCTGTAGGTTCTGCCATTGTAGTAACTTTTTGTTCAGGGATAGGTTTACCTGTTTCAGGGTCAATACCCACTTGAACAGCTTCTGGAATAATACCAGCTTCAGGTACAACACCTTGGGCAGCTTGTTCTATTTGCGAACCAATAGCTTCAATTCTTTTTTCTCTATCTGTACGTTCTGGGTCTGGTGTCGGTGAAGGTGTTAAGCCGGGAATATTACCATAGTCAAAGCCACCCCCCGGAGGTCCATAACCACCTCTATCCAAGTCACCTCTATTGTTTTCTCTATTTTGTATAATAGCTTCAGCACGAGCATTTCTAGTTTCTAATACTGGTGCAGGTGTTGGTGCTCTTGTAGGAGAAGGGGCTGCTACCGGCTGTGGTGCTGGTGTTGGAGCAGGTGTAGGTGCTCTTGTTGGAGCAGGGGCTGGTGTTGGAGCTGGAGCAGGTCTTGGAGCAGGAGTTGGTACTCTGCTAACTGGCACATCAATAAACTCTGGTCGATAAACTGGAGCAGGTCTTGGAGTAGGTGCTGGTGCAGGTCTAGGAGCAGGTGTAGGAGCTGGAGCTGGTGCTCTAGTTGGAACTGCTTTAAAGTTTTCTAAAACTTCACCAGTTTCTCTATCTATTACAACCTTTCCAAGCCTATACCCAACTCTACCACCTTTAGTATAGTCTTCTCTAGCTATTCCACCGCTTCTTTTTCTATTTCTTCTTTTTGACATTCTTATTTCCTATATACCTATTTTACTTAACTTCAAACAATTTGTCAAGCTTTTCACTGATTTTATCCATTCTTTCCATTAAGACTGACATATCGTTTCTTAGCTCATCTTTGGTTACATAATCTTTTGCAACCTCTTCACGGGTCTTGTTCAGCAATATATCTTGTCTTCTAAGCTCTGAAGTGTTCTGCCTAATCTGAAACCAGATAGGGGCTAAGACTAAAGTTATAAAAATGTTCCAAATGATATATGCTGATAGTTCCATGTTATGCTCCTAGTTCTGGAAACTCACCTAAAGGTCTTGTGTAAACAGGACTTTCTTCAGTGCCTGTATTTGTATAAGCGTATAAAGCTGCTAAAGCATCTACGTCTGCAGCACCGTCAATAGCTGTACACATGTCATTAGACTTTGTACGCACTGCAGCTCTCCAAGTTGCTATATCGCTTGGTACTGCTGTACCACCTTCTGCAGCTCTAACAACCATCCAGTCTGTAGGTTGTAAGATACCACCGGCTTGTGCGTTTATAATATCTTTATGACCTTGACGGATACCGGGTTGCTTTACATCGCCTACAGAAGTATCTTCTGGCATATCTTCATCGCCTTCTGCCCATAGAATATCATCTAAAGGTAAAGCTGTAGCTGTACCATAAGAAGCTGTTACCACACCGTCTGCAAAGTCAAAGCTTTGATTGGTGTTGATGTAATACTCTTTATCTTTTAAGTTTGTGTTGTCGATAACGATTTCATAAATCCCAATGGCTTCAAGTTCTGAAGCTGTCCAAAGCATAAAGATATTGCTAGGGTAATTAACTTCTCCTATAGTCATACCTTTAGGTCTTGTAAAGACTTGTGTTACGTTATCTGATTCTACTAAAGCCCACATAATTTACCTCGCTGTTGTTGGGATTCCTGTTGATGTTGTAAATGGATTTTCTGCAAATGCCATGTAGATGTATGTTGTACCACTAGCATTATAATCGCCACTAGAACCTCTTATTTTAAAACCGTTAGACAACATATCTATTCCTGCATCTGTGTCTGTTGCTTCTGCTGAATTTGAGTATGGAAAAAGTCTATTAATATTCACGTTGTTAGGACTTCTTGCAGAATCGTATAATCTCCACTGAGATACATTAGTTCCTTTTGTTAATACAAAAGCAGGTTTAAAGCCTGTATAGATGAATGGACCATTGTCGTTTCCATTACCGACATAACTGCCAAACTTGCTGTAGCCTTGTATTGAAGTCCACGCATAACA